TATATAAAGCCCTCGACCCCCCCCTCCGCTGTTCATCGTTAAGTAATTTTTACATAACGAAAATGGACTACCCCTCTTCGGAAAGTACTATTACGCAATGTATCGAATGTCGCGCCGCCGTGGCTTCCGCAATCGCCGCCGCCTGCGCAAGAGTCCGTTCAGGTCTCGTTTTCGCTCGTCAAATTCGACTCGAACTCGAAGAACTCGACGTTTTGCTCCGCGAACGTCACGACGGCGTATCTTGAATGTTGCCTCCATCAAGAAGAGGGACAACATGCTCTCGATGGTTCAGACTTCTGATCAGGCCCCTCCTACAATCGGACCCATTACCGTTGGTACTGGTTTCGCCTCTCTCTACATGCCTTCCGCCCGTCCCCTAGGTCCTGCCAATGATGTGGGGGAGTCGACACGTCAGCGTCGCGACACCTTCTCGGTTGGGTATAAGGAGCGGGTCCAGGTGGATATTCATGGTGGCGGAGTCTGGAAATGGAGACGTGTCGTCTTCACTATGAAGGGCGACCAGCTCTACAATAAGGGAGAATTCATCGGTGATTGGACACAGCCGTTCGAAAGTAAGGCGGTGAAACCCTCTCCCGAAGACCCCAATCCACTTGGGGTGGACATGGTCCGCCTAATTGGGCAACCCACCACGGAGCAACATAACGCCATTCGTGACCTCATTTGGGATGGTCATGAGGGCATTGACTGGACCTCGGAGTTTACCGCCAAGGTCTCAACGACTCGTATTACCGTCTTATCCGACAAGACGTATCATTTCAATCCTGGCAACGAGTCAGGAATGTCACGCACTTTCCGTCTTTGGTATCCTACGCGCAAACGGCTCATCTATGATGATGATGAGCGTGGTGGAGCTGTTTTTAGCAGGGGTTCCCCTGTTTCTGTTACGTCACGACAGGGCATGGGGGACTTGGTCATATACGACATTGCTTATGCTGTTGTACCCTCTGCGGGTAATCCTGGTTCCATGACGTGGGCCCCTGAGGGGACCTACTATTGGCATGAGCGCTAAGCTATGAGGGATTCGGTCAGATGGACTATAGTACAGTTGCCCCGTAGCCAATTCAAATCCACATGCCCAACTTCCTCCGGGTCCTCGTTCATAAGCCAGATAGTGGGGCGCCCCCACTGGATGGTTGTCTTCCCTCGGTATTTGTCGGTGACGGTGAATGTTTGTTGTGCACCTAGCCACCCTTTGTAGGAAGGAAAGAATTGGAAGTTTCCTTGCATATCGTCAAGCACTGCATACTTGGCGTCTTCCAAACCAGCCTTGAAGTCGTCCACATTGCCTTGCAGGCAGCAATATATGTGGGCACCCAGTGATCGTGCCCAAATTGTCTTGCCTAGGCGTGTTTCGCCCCACAGAATTAGGCTTCGAGGACGTCCGCCTAAAAGATGAGTCAGATTGTATTCCAGGCGCACCAAAACACGGGCTCAGCGGAGGGGAAGGAGCGCAGCGACTGGACTAGGGAGGGTCCCCCCGAAGGGAGGGAGGCCCGTCCCGAAGCTGACCGTGTGTAGGTGTAAGACTTACTACTTCCAGACAAGTTGTCACGTACCCATTCGTCAAGTTGCGGCACGTGATCTGTGCGGAGTAAAAGTCCGTGTGGGTGTTCGTATCGAGTAGCCACGGGTCGATAGTGCCATTCTGCATAAGCTCGTAGGGATTGGTGATTGCACAGAAGCGCTCTCGGTGCCAGCTCTCGAGTAATTGCCCAAAACTCGTCAACACTTGGCGCATTTGCAATTCGATGCCAGATAGAATCAGTCTCCGCATCTGAAACGTCGAGTATGGGGTTGAGCCCCCCCGCAACAACGTCTCCGTCCTTGATCGCATAGTCGAGCATCTTCTGCGGTGTTCGACCGCATGGTGCAATGTTCGGGTGGAAACCCCCAACATCGAATCGTCGATTGTCTCGGATGTCAACTCGTTTCCCGAAATCAACGAAAGCGTGGAGGTGAATGCCTCCATCAGCGTGATTCTCTCGTCCAATGATACACTCCGCTGGAAACGCGACAACATGGTTGTGGACCAGCCATGGATCCAGGTCTCCGCATTGGGCGTACGTGAGGAGGACATAGCGTGATTGCAATCTGAAAGTTGGCTGACTCATCGTTCCTCAGGAGAGTAGAAATAACTTTGTCTACTCTCCTCATTGAGGAAGGGAGGTCGGGC